GTAGTCGAAGGAGATTGGTCAGATACTCTTAGATTGTCAAAAGATCCTATTTACAAGCAGTACTTTAATGCAAGTGGAATCATTTTAACAAAACTTAATGATTTCTTAGCATTAAAAGAAGTTACGGTAGTTAATCGTACAATTGGAGCAATTATCCCAGAGTTTAGAGACTTAGCCGGATCACCTGCTGCATTAGATCAATTATTTAATAATAAGTTTTCTACTTCTGGAGTTTATTGTGCTCTTGACTATAAGAAAATTGATATGATTGATTTAATAAACAATCCAACATTTGATAGCGGTAGTTCAAACGAAAGCATTGAAGCTCAACGTCTAGACCTAGTAGGTTATGGATTTGATGAAATGGATTCTACTGTTTATTCAGTAGATACAGGTAATCCTGATTTAGGTATTTTACCAGTTAAATTAATTGATGTATTAAGTTATAAAAAATCTGCAGGTTATGAATATTATTTTAATATTCCTTCAGTTGCGCCAGACAATTTAGGTATTTTACCAGGAGCAGCTCTTAGTCTTGGAGAAATGTACACAGTTGCTCCAACATTAGGTAGTAAATATATTATTGCAACATTAGGTAGTAAATTATATAGTGCATGGGCAAATGGATTTATTAAAACTGGAGATACTTTACTTACTCCAACTACCGCATACTTATCAACGGATGGAGTAGTTAAAACAGTTATGAATGGTCTTGTTAAAATTAGTTATATTGAATTTTATGCATATAGCGATTTAAGTCTTACCAATCCAGTTGATGCTGATCCAATCGTTAGTGGAGCTGAAAACTATTTACATATTGTATCATCTACAGTTAGCGAATTTAATTTTGATTTTGACTTAACTCTTGCAACTGATGGTGTAACTACTGCAGGTACTGACTATTTTATGACAGGATTTACCTATACTGCACCTAACCAATTAGTATTTACGTTAAGCCCTACACTTTATGGAAATATTGCAAAAAATGAGGTTGCTAATATTAATGCAGCATACGATGCAGTTAAGAGAAGTAAAATTGAAAACTTTATTAAAACTGGACAATATGTTAAAGCTGAAATACTTACTGATATTAATGGTGATCCAGTTATTCGTGAACGTTTATTAAAGATTAAAACTGTTTATGCAAAACCTACAAGTGTTACATATCTAGGAGCCCCTACTAAAACGTTACAATATACAATAACAATAGATTCTCCATTAGATTCAAATATACTTGGAATTGATCTTACTGGTTCTATATTAAAGGCATATAAAGGAATTAAGAATTATGTAACTAATCTTACTGGTTTTTATATACCTTCAATTACACTTGATGAAGTTGGTTTATATCCAAATGGAACATCTGCTCGTGAGAATAAGATTTTAGACTATATGTTTAATTCTACAAATATTGCATCAACATTAGCAGACAATGAGACCCTAAGTTATCGTTATATTATCGATTCATTTGAAGGTCAAATTGCACCTGCTTCTAAACAGCAACTTGCTCAACTTGCAGCAAATCATGGAAAAGCCTTAGCTATCTGTAATGCTCCATCTTTTGCACAATATGAAAAATCAATTGATCCAAGTTTTATCGATTTTAATACTAACTTAGTATCAACTGAGTATATTTCAACTGGTGGTAATTTATCATCAAATCCTGAATTTACATTTGGATTTGCAAGTGGAGATAAGAATGGTATTGCAATTGCATCTTATGCTGCATACTTTATGCCAAACTTAGTAATATTTGATAATGGTAGAAATAAATCAGTTCCACCTGCTGCATATATTGCAAATACATATATGAAAAAATACTCAAGTGGAAATACATTCTCAATAGTTGCAGGTAAGCGCGGTATTATTACTGAGCCTGAAGTAACTGGAATAGAATATGATTTAACTAATGACGATAGAGATTATTTAGAGCCAGTAGGTTTCAATATGATTGTTAGACGTAGAGGTTTTGGAGTAATGATCTTCTCAAATAACACAGGTTATCAAAGAGTAAAATCTGCACTTAATAACATCCACGTTAGAGAGGCGCTAGTAACAATTGAAAGAGATATTGAAAGAATCTTATTAAACTTCTTATTTGAATTTAATGATCCTACTACTCGATTAAGAGTTAAAACATTAGTTAAAAATTACTTAGCAGCTGTTCAAGATGCTAGAGGTATTTCAAGTGCTGATGTTATATTTGATGATTCAAATAATGGTTCTGAAGTTCTTGAGAATAACGCTGGTGTAATTGATATTATTGTTGATTTTCCAAGAGGTATTCAAAAGTTCATCAACCGTATTACAATCACAAGAGCTGGAGGTCAATTATCTTCTGCATCAACTGGATTTACTCCTTCATTCTAATTAAAAAAATACAAACCCTATGAAAAGATACATATCTCTATTTGAAAACTTTAATGATAATATTGATTATATTGTAAAACCAGTAGGTGAGTATTTTAGAATATTTGCTAAAACTCCTAAGATGGAAGCAGATGGAAGCGACTATAAAGATTGCGAAACTTTATTTGGTAAGGGTACAATGTGGACAGATTACGATAGTCAAGGTAGTGCCGAAAGGGCAATTGATAGTATGTCAAATACAGGTAATCAATTGTACAAATCCGGTAAAGTACACGGTTTAACCAATCATGACTCAGCTACTATAAGTAAACCTAGTTATGGCAAACCTCACGGACCTAGCGACTATATGGCTAATTAAAAAGTTTAATACAAATAAAAAAGGACTCATATGAGTCCTTTTTTTGTTTAAGCCAACTAGTTAAGTCAGATCCACCACTTGGTTTAAGTCCAAGAACTTAGTCTGCAAGTCCCATAATTTCTTCAAGAACCCTAATTGAGTCAGTTGAATCATTATGTAAAATACCAGTTCCACCAGCATCTGTCCACTTATTTAATTTTGTATCAAAGTCATCAATTAGAATATCGTATGAATCTCTAGCATACTTCCATTTTTCTTGATCTAATACAATTCTAGTACTACTAGTAAAGTCTTCAGGATTAGTAACTGGAACCTCATCAATATGTAGGTGTAATTTAATCCATTTTGCTTTACCAGCTAAACATTCAGGACTTTGACTAGGAGCAGATAAGATAATTGGATTATATTGTTTTAAGTAATCCCATAATTCCCTACCATCTTTTGTCCATGGTAGGTCTGCCCAAAAGTCTTCTCCTAATGTATCTAATATTGGCCAAATAGAATTTTTGCCATTTGCTTTTTCATACTCATATGGAGAAAGTTTTTCAGGGTTTTCAGAAATTTCCATAAAACCTCGGTTAAAGTCAACTAAGACTCCATCTAAATCACAAAAAATTGTGTATTTTCCACCTCTTTTTTCAAAGAGAAATTGTTTAAATTTTTTAAGCATTTTCTTTAAGTTCAAATTGTGTATCTTGATCCTTATTTATTATAGCTAATAGATCATTTGCTATTACTAAGTGATAGCCGACTCCGTCCCATGTTACATCAAGACCAGAATATCTTTGGTATAAAACTTTATCTCCAGCTTTAACTGGACAACCTGAATTATTAGGAACTGCATGTCCTACTGAGATTACGGTTCCAGTATTTGGGCGTTTACGTGCATCAACTGATAAAATAATACCCGTTTCTGTTTTTTTCTCTACTGTATCTGGTAAAACCAGAAGTCTTTCGAATAGCGGCTGAAAGCCTGTTTTAATATCAACACTCATTAGTATCTATAGTTTTTTTTGAATTTGTAATAATTAAATTTACGTCTAACCGTTAAGTCGACACTGGCTTTAATTGACTCCAGTACTTCAGTTGGAAATAGTTTAGTATTTAATCGGACTAGTGTCTTATTACGTTGAATGTTATTCCCAAGCGTCTTCGATTCACCAGGATCCTTTATCTTTAGAGTATCACATGATACTTCACAAATTAGGTTAAATAAACCAGAGTCGCCTGAGTCAATTAAAGAAATAACTTCTTTCCAATTATAAGATTCCTTAATTTGATCAATTACTCGTGTTACTTTAGAGGCAGTCATTTTTGGATGAACTCTTGGAATATTATCTGAGCTATCACCTGCTAAACATTTAGTTAAAATATCTAGAGTTGGGTCAATTGTTAAGTGCTGATAATCTTTTTGAGTTAGGTCATTTATTATATTAGTAACTGCTGAATTGTCAATCGCTTCAATATCAAAATCAAATAGATTAACTTCTGGAGAATTTTCAACTTTACCAAAATCGTCAGTTGTATAAATCTTTTTATACTTTGTCATCTGTTTTGGCATAATTAAAATAACTTTACGTTTGTTACTTTCAAGTAATTGAGTTAAGTCTTTATCTACTGACCAAATACAAATATCTTCTTTTAGATTTTCGCAAATGTAGGCAATTAAGTCATCACCTTCTGCTCCAGGAACACGATTAACAACAACACCATATTCATCAGAGATTATATTAAGAATCTCAGTCTGAAAGTATTCAAAGAATAGATATATTTTGTCATCGTACTTACGTTGCCCTTTATAGCTAAAGCCTCCTTCTCCATGAGTTTCAAAATGTTCCTTAATATATTGTTTTCTCCAACTCTTAGAGTCAAATACAAAAAATACCGATTGGATATTTTCCTTAAATGGAGCAAGGATACTTCCAAAATAATTAGTTGAAAATGATTTGAACGAATCTTTACTTCCTTGTTTAAGGATAAATTTATCGTCATTTAATAAATCACTAACGTAATACTTTTCGCCAATTCGCTTGTCATTTGCAAGAATATTCTTAACGATACTTACTGCAACATTTAAAAAAGCATTTCCGTCTATGATTAAGTTCATTTTATTTTAATTAGTTGGTTGTTTGGGTACTTGTAATTTCTTTATTGCTTTTACAATAAGTTCAGACTCTTCTAGCGTAAATATTCCTTTAGCTTGACAATGGTTAGCTGATGCTACTAAAATAAGAACTGCATGTTCAGGAGTTAAATTTACTAAAAAGTTTTCGTAATCTTCAAGATTAGTATAACTAATTGAAGAAAGTAGAGTAGCTATTGGAGCAGCCTCAGGTTGGTTTGCGTCAACCTGAGGAGCTTCAACTACTTTTGTGGTTTTTGTGGATTTTGCCATTTCTGTAGTGTATTATTTTTTATAAATCTGCAAATAATGAATCTAAATCATCATTTGATTGTGCGGATGCTGTTGGTTTAGCAACTGGAGCAGGTGTACTACTAAACTCATTGTCATCTAAACTAATTGATGAACTTACGTTTTTTGTTGCTGGAGTTGGAGTAAATTCAATATCTTCTCCAAGTGGTGCTTGTGTTCTGGCAATTGGAGCAGATGATAATTTAAAGTGCTTCTTCATTCTCTCATCTTTAGTATTTGAAACTAAATTATCAATGATTTGTTTATATGGAATAATTGCTTTAATATAGTCAGCAACTTTTTCATATTCAACATCAGTCCATTCTTTTAAGAAGTATTGACTCATATCTGGAGAATTCTTTTTAAAGTATTCACTAGTAAATTGCATTACTTTAGGATCAGTTGATACTGGAATTTCCTTACCTTGAGTTGAGATAATTAATGGGCTAACTTCATTCATGAATTTACTAGCACTAAAATCTCTCCATGCTTTTGTTTTACGCTTAATAACCAAAACAAAATCCTTACCGGTAGTAAGTGAGAATGGATTAATTTTTTGTGTTGTAACTAATTCTTGTTCAGGATTAATTTCCTGTTGGATTAAGTTGTCAATTGTATAACCATATGAGTATACTTTGATTTTACCTTCCAATGTTGGAAATTGAGGATCCTTCTTTACATAAACGCAAGAATAGTAATTGTAATAACGATTGAAATATTTTTGAATCTCTTCAACAATTGAAGGCTCTTCATTTTTTAATCGTTTTAATTCTAAATCCAGAGTCCAAAGAATTGATGATGCACCTGTCGTTGATGGACAATCTACATACAACTTTTCATTAGTTAAAGGATTGATTAATTTAGCCGCATATTTTTTATAGCGACTCTTAGTTGGATCGGTTACCCATGGGATAAAACGAATAACTGATTTGTAAATACCGTTTTGACCTTGGTCTGGACCGGGATTATACATGTTCTCGTCGACTTTGCGACCAGCTGATGATGATTTACCTGAGAAATCATCGAGGTTGAGATTGAATAGATCTTCCATGTTTATAAATGTTTAATAATTTAATAGAATTGTACTAATAAAGTGATAAGAGTTTTCAAAAAATAAGGGCAAGTTTTAAAACCTGCCCTTATTTGTGACTTTATTAGAATAAAAAAGAATTAGGCTTTAGTATCAACCTTAGCTCCTTGAACGTGAGTACGTCCTTCTTGACAAAGTGCTTTAATGTCTTGAAGTACTTTACGAGTTCTAGTTCCTGCTGATTTATTTCCTTTTTCATAGAATTTTCCAGCTTCTGCTTCTAATTGAGAAACTTGTTCCTTTAATGATGCTAACCATGTAGGTGTAGATGTTGTAGATGTTGTCATAATTTCAAATATTTTTTTTATCTTATATTTGAGAAATCCACCCGGTTTTAAATATTATTGATATTTATTTGAAAATTTAGCTGCAGGGTAAACTTTTTTAGCAAAATCAACCCAACCAGTCATCACTCGATCAAATTCAAGTTCCGAAATTATCTTAGTTTCAACAAATGGCGATAAGTATTCAGCAAATGCTTGATCTAGTGTAATTCTTTTCTTTTTAGCAGCAGCATACATTCCAGCAACCATTGCTGGAACTTCGTCTGATAATAAAAAATACTTATATGAATTTTCAGCCTTTGACCTTGCGTTTTTTGGAGCATTAACAATATGACCCTTTCTTTTATTAATACCTTTTTGTAAAAGGTGTTCAAGTTCATGGCGAATATTATCAATTAATTTATAATTTAAGTCCGCATAACACTGAGGTTCAGCATCAGGACTAATATAAACAACTATTTCAATTTCAGGTTCTTCGGTAGCAGTTTCATTTGGGATATATGCATCTGCATTTATTGCAAAACCTTTATTTTCAAAATTAACTACTTCCCAAGGAAGTCCACTAAAATCTTTAGATTCAGATGGATTAAATTCATCAACTCTAACTATCTTAATTGAAATTGTAAATTCTAATGGATCAACATATTCAAACTGTTTATATAGTTCCTTATTTAATTTAGCCCCAGTGGTTTGTTTAACAAAACCAAATACGTCTTTTGCAAAAATAGAGGTGAGTGAATCATATTTTGATTCATTTATAAATTGTACAAACCTTTTTATCATTATTTAGACTTAATAAAATTTACATCTAATTTATTTGTAAATGGTACTAGCTTACCATCAAATTCTATATCAATATCACCTTTATCTATACCTAGTTTCTTAGCCGATGATGCGGATTTTAGTTTGCTATAAACTTCTTTATCTAGAAAACCTTTACCTCTAAGAGCATTAACTATTTCAACTTTTTTTGAATCTAATTGATTATCAGTAATCCATTTGTCTAAATCTACCTGCTTGATTTGGTATTCTTTATAACGTTTAACACCGCCACCATCTGTATATTTAGAGTGCCATTTTTTATCAGGATCAAGTAGAACAATATTAATATCACTACCATCACTAGGTCCTGCAACTGGTGCATTTGGATCAACTGGTAAAACTGATGAGGCAAATGGATCACTTGGTGGAACTCCCATATCAGTAGGAGGCATAGAATTTTCATCAGGTAATGGAGCAGGCTCAGAAGGAGCTGGCGTAATTTCAGCTGGAGGAGGCTCAACTGGTGGTGGAGTAGGGGCCTCGTCTGCCTCTAATAATAACTTGAATTGTCTAAAGTCTAAAATTTCCATAAGTAGTCTATTTGTTACTGTTATTTATAAACAAAAATAGGAGCGCGAGGCTCCTATTTAGGTTAGTATAGGTTAAATTATGATCCACAGGCATCACAAGCCTCAGGATTATCAAGAGAACATGAAATATCTTCTAAATTTTGGCTATTTTCTACAACAATTGGTGAAAATATTGGAACTGGCTGAGTAGCTTTAGCTGCAGTATTTAATCCTAATCCAGCAATTGCTGAACTAGCTGCTTCTGTTCTAAGGTAGTACATTCCTGTTTTTAAACCGCTCTTCCATGAATGAAAATGTGCTGATGTTAATTTTGCAGTATTTACATCTCTAAAGAATAGATTTAGGGATTGTGATTGGCAAATAAATTTACCACGGTCAGCTGACATATCAATTATTGTTTTCTGAGAAATTTCCCAAACTGTTTTATAAACTGATCTTAGCTCTTCAGGAATTTCAGCAATATTTTGAACTGATCCTTTTTCTAAAATAATACGGTTTCTCATATTATCTCCCCAAAGACCTAATTCAACAAGATCTCTAACTAAATGTTTATTAACAACTATAAATTCGCCAGCTAAGGTTCGTCTGGTTCCAATATTTGAGGTAAATGCTTCAAACGCTTCATTATTACCCATAATTTGAGCGGTTGATGCAGTTGGCATAGGTGCAAGTAATAGGGAATTTCTGGCTCCGTGCTTCATAAGTTTTTTACGAAGAGCTGCCCAATTCCAACGACCTGATAATTGATCTTCATTAACTCCCCAAAGATTAAATTGAAATTGACCTGAGCTTAATGGAGAACCTTGATACGATTCATATGCTCCGTCCTTTTTTGCAAGATCAACTGATGCATCCATTGCAGCAAAGTAAATAGTTTCAAAAATTTCGTCATTTAATTTCTTTGACTCTTCTCCTCCAAATTCCATTCCCATTATTGCAAAGGTATCAGCTAAGCCTTGAATACCTATTCCAATTGGACGATGTTTAAGATTAGATGTTTTAGTTTCAATAGTAGGATAAAAATTTACGTCAATTACTTTATTTAAGTTTAGAGTAGTTTGGTATGCAACATCATATAACGTATTATGGTCATACTCGCAATGTGGTTTTTTTAATTTACCAGTACGCTTTCCTACCACAATAAATTGGTTTACTGGAATAGATGCTAAGTTACAAACGGCCTGTTCGTCTTTTGACGTATATTCAATAATTTCAGTACATAAATTTGAAGACTTAATTGTGCCTAAGTTCTTTTGGTTTGATTTACGATTAGCTGAGTCTTTAAAAAGAATATATGGTGTTCCTGTTTCAACTTGAGATTCAAGAATTTTTTGCCATAAGGTTCTGGCTTTCATAGTAGAACGACCCTTTCCTTCTGTTTCAAGTCTTTGATAATTTGTTTCAAATTCTTCTCCATACATTTCCCAAAGTTCACAGTCAATTTCAGCTGGACAAAATAGTGTCCAATCTCCATCTTCTTCAACTCGCTTCATAAAAAGATCAGGAGTCCACATAGCTAAGAAAAGGTCCCTAGCTCTACGTTCTTCTTTACCATGATTTTTTCTTAAGTCTAAGAAGTCTTCAACATCTGCATGCCAAGGCTCTAAGTAAATAGCAAAAGAACCTTTTCTTTTTCCTCCACCTTGATCAACATAACGAGCGGTCTCATTGTAAACTTTTAACATTGGAATAATTCCATTTGATGTACCATTCGTTCCTTTAATATAGGCACCAGTTGCTCTGATATTTGAAACTGATAAACCTATACCTCCAGCATTTTGGGAAATAGCAGCAACATCAGAAAGTGTTTTGTAAATACCTGCAATTGAATCCTCTTGCATAGTTAATAAGAAACATGAAGATAGTTGAGGTCTTTTTGTTCCAGCATTAAATAGAGTAGGAGTTGCATGAGTCATTTTATGTGTTGATAAAAGCTCATATGTTTTTAATACATTCTGAATATCTGTACCCCAAATACCAACTGCAACTCTCATATATAAACTTTGAGGAGTCTCGGCAGGTTGGCCGTATGTTTTTAATAAGTAACTACGTTCAAGAGTTTTAAATCCAAAGTAGTCAAAGTTAAGATCGCGATCATGGATGATTGCTTCGTTTAGTGTTTCTTTATTCTTCTGTACAGCAGCATAAGTTTCATCAGAAATTATACCAGCCACCTTTCCAGTCTTTGGATCTATGTAATTATATAGATGATCAATAGTATCGCTGAATGACTTGTGGGTCGTTTTGTGTAATCTAGTAATTGCAATTCTAGCTGCAAGTATTGAATAGTCTGGATGTATATGGGCTAATGCTGCCGCTGTTTCAGCCGCAAGTAGATCAAGTTGTTGAGTACTAATTCCATCATATATTCCAGATACAACTTTAGTTGCTACTTCAAGAGCATCAACGTATTCTGTATCTAATCCATAAGTTTGTTTTTTAATTCGGTTTGTTATTTTATCTAGCTTTAGGGTTTCACTATGCCCGTCTCTTTTTATTACCTTCATCGTTTTTAATATTTTTAAAATTCTGCGTCTAATGAAAAACCTGTATTATCTCCAGATTTTACCCCTGCTTTTTGATATTCACCTACTCTTTTTTCGAAAAAATTAGTTTTTCCATTAAGTGCGATATTTACCATAAAGTCAAAAGGATTTGTTGAATTAAATACTGGACTGCACCATAAATCTGATAATAATCGGTCAGTTACAAATTCTAAGTATTGAGCCATTAAATCTGAATTCATACCTATTAATTTAACTGGAAGAGCATCGATGATAAACTCTTTCTCTATTTCCAAGGCAGATAATATAATTTCGTTGATTCTTTCTGGCGATACTTTATTTTCAATATGATTATTATGTAGGTGTACTGCAAAATCAGTATGAGAACCTTCATCTCTTGAAATAAGTTCATTGGAAAAACTTAGTCCAGGCATAAGCCCTCTTTTCTTAAGCCAAAAAATTGAACAAAATGATCCTGAGAAGAATATTCCTTCGACTGCAGCAAATGCAACTAGTCTTTCTTGGAAAGTTGAGTTTTTAATCCATCTTAGTGCCCATTCAGCTTTTTTCTGAACGGCTGGGATAGTATCAATTGCTCTTAGTAAGTGCATCTTTTCTTCTTGATCAGTAATATATGTGTCAATTAAGAGAGAGTAGGTTTCAGAATGGATATTTTCCATCATAATTTGAAATCCATAAAAGAATTTAGCCTCTGGATATTGGACTTCTTTTAAAAAGTTCTCAGCTAAGTTTTCGTTAACAATTCCGTCACTTGCTGCAAAGAATGCAAGTACATGTTTAATAAAATGACGTTCTCCGTCGTTAAGATTTTTTCTCCAGTCAACCAAGTCAGCGGCTAGATCAATTTCTTCAGCTGTCCAAAATGAAGCTTCTGATTTTTTATAAAATTCCCAAAGATCGTGGTGCTGAATTGGGAAGACAACGAAGCGATTTGGATTCTCTGTTAAGATTTGTTCCATTTTCTATATTTTTTTGGTTTAAAGTGTAAGTACTCGTGGATTAACTGAATGTGATGTTGACTGTCTGCTAATTAGGGTTGCATAATGCTTAATATGGTTAGCCAGGTGAACAGTGAACGGTAAAATGCGTGGTATTTTAAATTTCGAGTTATCCATTTAGGTTATTTATATCGAAATTATAATACCACGCAAGTATTAAAATTAGACGAAATCGTATCTTAATTGTTTACGAATCGCATCAACTTTATGAACTTTTATTTGACCTGAATCAGAAATTTTAGTTCTACCCTTTAGGTGATTTACATCACTTTTAAATGTTTGTTCACCATCTGGCATTGAAATTGAAATTGAGAAGTCTGACTTATCTAAAGTATAGTCTAAGGTTTGACCTTCTACTTTAGTTTTAAGATCTTGCCATTGAAGCTGTTCTTGACCAATCTTATCGTATGAATCGGTTAATATGATACGAGGTTCTCCCTTTTTCATAATAATATCTTTAACATAAAAATCAATAGTATCACCAGATTTATATTGTTTACTAACTTCTTCATAATTTTGAAATTCAGTTTTATGAAGTAATCCAGTAAAGTAATTTTGGAATTCAACAAACATTCCAAATTCATATGGTTTATTAGTTAAAATACCTGAGTACTTTTCTCCAATTACTAAATCGTGAACTTTTTGAGGTAGTGTTTGTTTAATATATTTTTTGTATGAAACAATAAATAGGTCATTTGTTTGATCAAAATTCTCAATCATTACTGGAATTTCTTTATTTAAGTAGTCATTAAAGTCTCTAATTACATTAGCAGCTGCATGAGAGCCTGGTAAAAAGCATTTAACTGTTCCTTTATAAAGAGCAAGGTATCCACCTTTAACTAAGTTTGTAACTTTAACATAGAACCATTTTTCTGTTTTTAAATAGTCTTCTAAGTCTTCGCGATACGTTAATGCTGCACATCGTTTTTCTGAACCTAAGAAGTCGCCATTATCATTTTTATAAATAATAACTTTGAAACTATGGTTAATTTCATTATGTACTAATAATGATGGTTCTGAACTAAATTCTCTAAATGGAACAAAAATAGTTGATAAAGATGCAAGATCTTGAACTTCAATTACTTTTTCATCAAAATCAATTTTCTTAGCAGTAACTGTACAAATTTTACCTAATTCAAAATCTTTGTTAGTAGGTACAAATGAAGTTTCTGCATTTGATGAAAAGTACTTATCGTACAGGTCTTGAGCATATGGCTCTTTACAAAAAATCTTAAAGCCAGAGCGTTGATCTTCAGCTGTTAATTTAATTGTTTGGTTAATCTTAGAATTGCCTTGACGAAATAATAGGTCAAAGTCGATTAGTTCTGTTTGGTTGGTTTTTTGCATGTGTTATTATTTAAACGTTGCTAATTAATTATACACAGAAATTGATAGTAGTTTTATGAAGTGTGTACTCCTGGATCAATAAAAATAGTAGGTGACCAGACAGTAGGGTAGAGGCCTGGCATTTTTGACTGGAATAGTAGAGTACCAGTAGAAGTTATACTTGATCTCCATGCAATTTCATCTAAAAATATTGCAAATAACGGATTCTTATGAGTTAATCTTTCCCATGGAGGAAGATCATCTTGATTAAAAAATGGACTTGAGGCAAGTCGTGCAACCTGAACTCCAGGTTTGCTACCAAAGGCACATGCAAGTATTGAGGCCAGGTATGCAACTTCTTTAACAACTGGTTCAGTTGCAGTAATTACTGGAATATATGCAGCTTTTAATAGGTTAATGGCATCCAAATTAGCCAACTTAAGTTTAGCTGAATTAGGTATTTGTAATTCAAGAGCCATTATTGCTAGCTTAAGTGGAAGTATATATGGATTAGCTGAATCAATTATTGTAAAGCTTAAGTCCTTTAATGTTTTAGCAATTGTTAAAATTGGAAGAACTACTGTTTTTAATGGTTGTAATATTCCATCGATTGCAGCATTTAATAAACCTCTAATTAATTCAACTAGATCAGTTGGTGTAAGTAGAGAAAAATAATTAACTATATCTAAAGGTATTAATGGAATTTTTGGAAGTTTAAGTTTAAATCCATTTGGTAAAGTTACTGAAACATAACTTAAGTTTTTATTGGTAGCAACGGTTGCAACCTCAGAATTTCCACATGGAATTTGTCTAATAATATCTTCCAATGATGTTGAATTTGTACCTTGATTTGCAGCAAGCATGTCACTAGCATCAGCTAACATTTTAAGTATTAATTCAAGTAAATATGCAATTGCTAATTTTAATAAAGGTTTAATTAATATATCAAGAGGTATTACAATCTGTATTGGCAAAGTAGGACCTAATGGATTTGGAGATTGTGGAACACTTAGGGCAGTTAGTACAGGTAATATAATTGCTTGTGATATTGATACAATATCTGGTTTTTCAGGTAAAATAATTGGAGGAAATAGAGCAATCACTGAATTAAATAATGTTGTAACTGCGGATATTCCTATCTCTTCAAGTGAATCTCCTAATAAACTTTTTAAAACATCAACCGTTAATCCAGATAAGAATGCATCAAGTAGTGCATTAAATACACCTAACGCTGCAAGTATTTGTGGAGAAATTATTTCAATTGGTGGAGGTGGTGCTGCACAGCATGGAGCAGTTGGATCAAATAGTTTTAATTCAGGAGCAACCACTGATAATGAAGTAAAGGTTAGGGCTTTTTTAAGTCGCTCTTTTCTTAATTCTGCGGCTTTTTTAATTTTACCTTTTTCGTCATCGCTTAAGTTTGGATCAATATCCTCATCCGCTGGATTTGAATTTCCTTGTAAATAGTCAAGTGCCTTATTTGAATATTCTTTGATTGCTTTTTTAAATTCCCTAATATCTTCTGCCTTATTTAAGTTAAAAGATTGCTTAGCTAGTAGCTTAGCTGGATCAACTTGAGCAGCCATCATTTTTATTTTTGAAATAAGGTCAGTTAATGTAAGGTCAAATCCTAATAAACCCTTTGCTGCTTTTTCAATAGTTGGCTGTAATCCACTAATTGCCGGAGGTAACTTTGGATTAAGTTTAGTTGGACTATCTGGAAATGAGATTGTGCCTAATTTAATTTTATCAATATACTTATCAAAATCGTCAAGTACACTATCAATTTTAGATTTTAATGTGATTGGATCTAATGATCGTGCTGATTTTTTAGATTCACGTTTCTTTTTTAGGTCAGACTCATTCTCTGCTCCCATTACACTATCCTCTCTAGTTTTTCTGGTTTTTTCTTTTAATTTAGTAACTGCAGATAATTGCATATCCCCTAATTTATTAAATTGGAGATTCATACTACGTTTAAAATCATTAATTTGTTTTTCAAAATCATTTGCTAAATCTAAATCTAGGTACTTCATTAGTTTTTCTAGATCAGATGAATATAGTTTGATATAGTCAATTGGATCAATTTCACCAATTGGTGTTCCATCTCTTGTAGTTATTTGAGGTTTTTTACCCATTGCTAAAGTTGCAGCAATTGAGGCTAATCTAACCGCCTTTGCTGAATTTCCAGCAATTGTAACGGGTATACTTAATGCGCCCTTTCCTAATTGACCTTTAAATGGATTTGCCGGATCAAGGCCTAGTGGATTTTGAGAGGCTTGAGTTTGATCAATTTCAAATCCATATTTTACAGCAGTTGGTGGAAAGTATGCAACTGGCATATTTGGTGCAAATAACATATACTTAATACCATCTGACGCAATATATAAAACATAAACACTAGGTAATGGTATTCCAACAATTGCAATTGGCATTGTTAAAAAAGTAACAAGTGTTCCAACTGGAGTGGATAATGTAAATAAATTTCTCCATTTTTGAGGTATTGGAATTAAGGCAATACCTATTGGAGTTGGAATAATATTATTGATTGGA